TTCCGATCTATTCTTCCACGGCATCGAAGTAACCGAGGTCTCTAGCGGCGGGGTAACCATTCAAGTGGTTAACTCGGCTGTCATTGGCCTGATTGGCTCTGCTCCACAATGGCTGGCGCCTGAAGGCAGCGGACCTGGTATCAATAACCCTACCCTCGTAACCACACAGAACTTGGCTGGCAACTTTGGCCCGAGGGTACAGGGCTATACTATCCCATACGCTTTGCGTGCGATCCAGGCTCAAGGGTCGGGAGCCGTTATTGTGATTGACGTCTTCAACCCAAGTGTGCACCAGACGGTCGTGGCTCCAGCAGTCGTTGTAGGCCCGGCAACTAACGCTATTCCCGTCTTTTTAGGGCACATGGGGCTGGTGGGTCCGGGTCTTCCCAACTACGTGATTGCGGCTTCTACTGTGACGGTGAAGAATCAAGCAGGCACCACCACCTATATAGAAGGAACCGACTACACCATCGACTACGTCAATGGCCTTCTGTACACCAAAGCCGGCGGAGCTATCACACCCAGCGAAGCATTGGAAGTTGGCTACGCCTACTGCGACCCATCCAAAGTAGCGTCCGCGGACATTGTGGGTACGGTGGCAGGCGGTGTCTATACAGGCATCCAGGCACTGCAGACGACCTTCCAGACAATGGGATTGTTTGCCAAGCTGCTAATTACCCCCACCTTCACCGATGTGACTACCAGCGCAGCCCTGCTTGCCATGGCTAACAAGATTCGCGCCATAGCCTTTACCGATGCTCCTCCGCAAACGCTGGTTGCAACGGCTATTGCCAATCGAGGGGCTGCGGGGAATGCCTTCAACCAGGCTAGCGATCGGTTGGTTCTGTGCGCTCCATATCAGTTGGTGACGGATACCGGAATTGTGCCGACTGGGGTCACCATCAGCGCGCAGGGCGTCATTGTCCTAGAGTATGCCAATGCGCCGATGGAATTTCCACCATCGACCCTGAATGCAGGCGCCACCGCCGCCAAGGATCTGGCCAAAGGGTACTGGTATAGCCCATCCAACACGGAGATTATCGGTACGCTGGGGCCAGATATCAGCATGTACATGAGCGCTTTTGACTCCAATGCGGACACCAACCAGTTGAATGCAGCCGGCATTATGACGGTGTTCAATAGCTTCGGTACGGGGTATCGAGTCTGGGGCAACCGAGCTTCTTCCTTCCCGAGCAGCTCACTGGTCACTACATTCGTAAGTGTACGCCGGACGCTAGATGTGATTGAGCAGAGCATTCAGGTATCGATGCTACCTTTCTTGGACCAGCCGATTACTAATGGGTTGATCAACTCCATTCTGAGCACAGTGAATGCGTTTGTCCGCACGCTGATCCAGAATGGAGCTCTAGTGGGAGGCGCTGTTACCTACAACCCCGCGGACAATCCTGTGGCTAACCTTCAGGCCGGTCAACTTACCTTCGAGGTTGCGGTTATGCCTCCCCCACCGGCTGAGGAAATTATTTTCAACGTCTTTGTCGACACCAGCCTCCTGGCTACACTGGGGCCGACTGTGACCAGCAACGCCGCGGCGAATTCAGTACTGCCTAACGGATAAGAGGAGAGTAAACCATGGCGCAGTTAGTAGTTAATTCACTCAGTAACGTAAACGTCTACTTGAATGGTGTCGGTCTCCTCGGGCGAGCTGCGGAGGTAAAAATTCCTCAACCTAAGCGTCTGATGTCAGACTACAAAGGTTTGGGGATGATGGCTCGCGTTGAGGTTCCGGTTGGTTGGGACAAGCTCGACGCATCCATCAAGTGGTCTAGCTTTGACCCACTCACCATTGCGCAAGTCTCCGCCTCGCTCAACATCTGCCTACTTTCCTGCTTAGGGGATTTGCAGACGTTAACAGCCGGCGGGGAAATTGCGGAGGCTCCTGTGATCTATAACTTCTCTGGCCTTCCAAAAGACACAGGTCCGCTCGATTTCAAGGCGCAGGAGCTGGTGGAGTTCACATCGATGTTCACCGTCTACCACTGCGAGCTGTATGTCGGAGGGGAGCAGATTTATCTCTTCGATGCATTCAGCAATCAGTATCTTGTTAATGGAGTTGATCAACTTGCTCAATATCGCAGTAACATTGGCGGGTAGGGTCGACAAGCAAACCTACCGGCGCTGGGTGATACTACCGTCTTTTCACGGTTCAATGCCCAGCGCCTAACCAATCGTAGTATCAACGATAGCGCACCAAGCGCGTCAGGAGCGTAACAAATGGGCATTCCCGTCACCCTTCCCGATCCATCCTCCAAACCAACCAGAGAAGTGCTTACATCTTTCACTCTCCCCTCCGGAAAGGAAGTTACCATCTATCGAGGGAAGGGTAGAGATCTTCGTCTTGCCTTGATGGCGGCAGGGCCAGCATCGGATCAGTACCGCATCTTGTTTGCGATCATCGCTCGTCTAGCTACTATTGATGGAAAGAGCACGACACTGGAAGGCATCGACGACATGGACTTGGAAGACGTTCTGGCATTGCAGGGGGAGGCAGGAAAGATCCTCAACCCTTTGACGAAGCTGAAGACGGTAGCCGCGGAAACGTCTCAGCAGGAAGAGCCGCAGGCGGTAGTGGGGGAGAACACAAGCTCATTATCTTAACCATGGGGGCATTGGGGGCGTTGGTCAACAGTGGAATGCCGCCAGATGCTCTAGACAGGATGGACTTATCCGACCTAAACTCATGGTATCAGATCATGAAAGTGTATCATCAAGAGGTAAGCAAAAACAATGGCGGATGATGAACAGTCTAGTGTACTCAAAGTTCTCGTGGAACTGGTGGACAAGATCACCGAACCACTTAGCGCCATCCATGAGAGCTTTGAGGAGTTTGAATCTGGCATCTGGAGCCTCACACAGTCCTTTGCCTCCGCCTTCCTCGGCTATGAGATGTTTGAGAAGCTTATCGAGCCTGCATCTGAATTCCAGGAAGCCCAAACAAGGTTGGCGCTCGCTACGCAGTTCAGTTCAGAGCAACTTAAACAATTCAAAGAGCAGGCTGAATACCTATCGCAAACGTTCCCAAGCGATCTCGAAGACGTAACTCAGGCGCAAACTAACCTGTATCAGACCTTCCGGGACACCAAGACCACCTTAGCCGCCACCGAACAGGCAGACAAGCTAGCTACGGCTTTAGGTATCAAAGCTAGCGCAGCCGCCAACATACTGGCCAGTGCGTACCTAAATCTCGCGCCCAGAGGCTCTGACGTCAACAAGGAGATGGGTAGCTTTGCGGATAAACTAACTATACTCAATACCCGCTTCCCAATGGGCACTCAAAACGTTACCCGAATGGCTAGAGATTTTGCTCGCTTAGGTGCCTCCGCCAAGACCTATGGGTTGGATATCAATCAGGTATTCGCTCTGTTAGGAGAGCTGAATCGTTTGCATGTAGCTGGGCAGCAGGGCGCTGGTATATTTGCCCAACAACTCATTCATACTATGGCAGCGGTAGACACTCATGGCATACCCACCCTGCAGAAGTATGGATTGCAGATTGTTAAGACCACGCATGGCAACCTCAACCTCATCAAAACATTAGAGAACATGAGTAAGATGAACCCAGCGGCACTCAAAGCGCTGGAAGCTCAGTTACCTGGAGAAGCGCAATCCATCTCATCTTTGGTGGACCATATCGGTGACCTCACCAGTGCATATTACCAGATGGATAAGTCCGCTGGAGCCGCAGATCAGGCAACCAAGAAGCAGCAAGAAACCTTCCAGAACCGTGAGAAGGCGTTTGAAAACAGTCTACAGAACGTGAAAGACTTGTACGGGTCACTAGCCCTGCCTGCACTCACAAAACTCATGGTGCAACTCACCAAGTTGATAACCGTAGCTGAGAATTTCACCGATACCCACCCGAAGATAGCGCAAGGTATCGCTGACTTCTTGGGGTTAGCGGCGGCGGCGGTGATGCTATTTGGGATGGTTGGCTTCCTAGGTAAGGCTTTTGTGTTTCTAACAGAGGGGATGAGCCATATCGTTGGTCTTATCAATGTCCTCAAAGTAGGTTGGGCTATGATGGGTGATGCCTTCGCGGCTGTTTCTCTCATTATTGAAGGGGGGATTGGCAGCATCGGGGCAGCGCTTGGGGTTTTGTTTGAGTCTAATCCCGTGGGTTGGACCCTCACGTTATTGGCTGGAGTAGCGATGATTGGCTACGAGGTGTACAAGCACTGGGATAGCATCAAGCATGTCATTGTGGAAGTGGTGCAGGCAATCCAGCGGGCTATCCATTACGTTGAGGGTCTACCGGATTTTCAGAAGTTGGTAGGCGCAGCCAAAGGCTTCGCTTCGGGCAGCTTCCAAGCAATGGTTCAGGGCTGGGAGAGCGGGGGCGCATCAGCGATTGGACCGAGTGGGAGCGGGGGAGGCCAAACCAACTTACACTACATGGAAGGTGCTCAGATCACGGTGCAGGGAGGCAGTAATCCCAATGAGATGAAGTACAACCTTGAGCAAGCGCTGTCTGGCCATGCCGATGACCTGCTCAGTAAAGTGGATGAGCAACGTCGCCGGGAGAATCGATTGACATTTCGTGATACAACCGCAGCATCGACTGTGAATGGATATTAGCAGTGTTTGCATCCATAGGCACAATTAGTTTTCAGGTGGTCGCGTCGCCCACCAAGATGGAGACGGATCAAAAGTACCACTACGAAAAAATCAAGGTGATAGGCGCACCTCCCATCTTGCAATGGATCTACGATGATCTCAGGCGCGTGAGGCTCAGCATTTTTCTCCATCAACTGTGGTGCAACCCAGATGCAGCGGTGGCCGGGATTCAGGCGTTGGCTAGCACCCATCAGGCGCAGAATTTCGTGTTTGGGAATGGAAAGAACTATGGCTCGTTTGTGGTACAGAATCTGCAACTGAAGCAGGAGTGGCAAGCCGACAATGGAAATACCATCGCTATTGCCGCAGAGTTAGAGTTAGAGGAGTTTGTAGCATCGGCATTGCCGATAGGTGCGCCCCCGAGCGCTGCGGTGCTGGGGCTTGCCCCAGGCTTGACTACTACACAGTTCAAGACGCCCGGCGCAACCCTAGTCGTATCCCCGGCGTCGGCTTACCCATCTAGCATCCCGTTTCAGCAGACGTTCACAAACATACCGTTGACAGAGATTGCTCGGTTGATATCGTTTATCCCTAGCCCGTAAAGGAGGAGTAGTGTGCCGGTAGTTGTCGTTCCATCTGGAACTGGCGAAGTCATCACCCCTCTTTTGAAGGGTCAACCTATTAATCCTGCAGCCCCTTCGCAGGGTATTATCTACACGTCTGTAGGCGAACGTTGGGACAGCGTTGCTTACAAGATGTATGGTGATTCCACCCAGGTGGGGTTACTGATTCAGTACAACCCGGGTATCCTGGTAGCTGACTACATTCCCGCAGGAACGAATGTGTTTGTTCCTCTCCTTACTCCCCCCGCTGTTATAACCAGTACGACGCCG